AATGAGCAACTTGGTCACTCCCGCTGAATTGATTAGCTTTTTTAATACCCGGTGCTGCCATGCTGAAGGAGATAATCATGCCCGTGTTATTGGCACTTCAGCGGCTTTGGTTGTTGAGCACGAAGGAGGAATGGCTGATTTACCCATCAAATCCTCATTTGTGACAAAAGCCTTCACTTCAGATCGTTTGAATCGAGCCAATAGAATTCGTGCCTGCAACCTCTTATTGCGCGGCTCGGGTTTTCTCATATCAAGGCTGGTTCTGCCTGTATTCAATTATGAGGATCGAGTTGACGAATGCCAAGCTTGGGCAATCGCCTTAGCGCTACCTTATCAAGGCAATCAGCTTTTGAATGCTGCTTTTGCTGTACGCTTGGCGCCGGGCAATTCCATCAATCTTCGCATCCCCATGCTCGGGCATGCTGAAGCTTGGCAACTAGCTTGCCAATTCGATGCTTCTCTTTCAGTTGTGGGGCTTCAATTTGATACTAGCCGCAAAGGACTGAGACGCACGCGACTGTAACAAATTATTAAGAGCTCTTGCCATTCCTCCCTAGCCGCTTTAGTATGGAGCTAAAGCCACAACACAGAACATAGGAGGCAAGTATGGATTTAATTAAAGCAATGACGATCATCAAATCAAAAGTTTGGTATGGCGACTTTAAAAGCATCTTAGAGTTGCTGACCTATGGTTACGTGCTAGCTGACTTGCGGAAGTTAGCCAATACAGCAAACATAGACTACCAACAATTACACAAGCTTGCTATAAAAAGCCAATTAATGGGAGCTTTTGCTCCCATTTGGGAAATCAAAGATGATCGAGATTTCATCGAGGCTTGTGATTTAATAGCTGACATGATTTCTCGCTTTGATGATGACGACACGCGACGAATCCTTTTAAAACTGCTATTAGCTTTTTATGTGGATGATTTTTCATAATAATCAAAGCTCATAGCGCAAGCCCAACTTAGTAGTTGGGCTTTTTTTTTATTTTGGTTGTGTAATCACGTAAAGTTTTGTTGCGATTGCTTGCCTTTTTGTCTTAGCTGCTTTAGTATGGAGCTAAAGCAAAACACAGGAGGAAAGGCAATGAACCTACAAGAACTTTTATCTAAGCTCAAAACATCTGGTGTGTCTGAAGACGCTCTATTAATTGCCATAAAACACGCTCTCAACAACTATGAATTATTAGACACGATGGAAAAAGTCCTCGAAATTGATCACGCTACCGCAATTCAACTTGCGGTAGCGAGCAAAATCACAGAATTCTCAAATTTTCCGATTGAGCCATATTGGCTCAATCCCGACCTACCAGCCCTCGATTTTGGATTTTGGGTTGCAGCAAACGCGGACAAGCTTGATCATGAAATTTATGGTCAGGCTCTTAGATCGTCATTGCGCTTGCTCTATCAGCAAGCACCCATGCTCTTGCCGCAGCAGCAAAAGCCCAAGAGGCTTTTGCCTAGCAAAAAAGCTAACTAAGTAGATTTCTATTGCCGCGGCTTCGGCCGCGGCTTTTGTTTTGGGCATTAGTGGTTGGTAATTGGTTGGTAGTATGGTTTTTAAGCTGTAGTATGATTGTAGTATGGTTGTAGCATAGGGGTTTGTTGTAGCTGCTTTTGCTTGGCTTTTTCCGTTGTATCGCAATCTCCTAAATCCCGATCAATTTACTGGAGTTTCCTATGCTACACACGCGGCATCCGTAGTTGATAAGCAAAAGCAACTCCACAATTCCGATCGACATACCGGAGTTTGCTAGGTTACACACGCAGCATTTGTAAACAATTGTTACAAGTGCTTGCATGGGCTAAAAAGCTGCGTTAGTATGAAAATGCAAAAACAAAAACACAGGAGGCAATTATGGAGTTTCTAATAAACAAAATGATCAGAGAATTACGCGACAGCTGTTTTACAGCCGAAGACATTTTTGACCTCATCGAATGGATCGAAAGTCCAGAGTTTCAAGAGCATATAAAAGAAATAAGCGAACAGTTAGACTGCTGCATCTCTGCAGCAAAAGAAGCAGCGATCGCTGGGCGTATCTTAAGCATCTTACGCCCATTTAAGAAGCCCATAACGGCTAAAACATATAACAGCATCGCAAAGTTGGTAAGAGACTTTACCAGCTGGCTCCTCGAATTTAAGGATATTACAAACGCGAAGCTGGTACTAGCTTATTATTTCGATGGGCTAGTCGGTGACCTGGAAAAGAGACCAGGCAGATACACGCTTCAACACTACGAAATATTTGATGAGGATGAAGACAATGATTTGGACTACGACGATGATGATTCTACCTTAAATGAAGCTGATGCTGATGATCAATAAGTCAGCTAAAGTCAGCTAATTAGGTTGACCCAGGCAGCGTTAGTTGTCTGGGTCTTTTTGTTGCATTAGCTGATTCTCCGGTTTGCCAATCAACTTACCGGAGTTTGCAGCTAGTGCCTTTCACACAGGGAAATTCGATTGGTTGTGTTGGGGCATGCCCATGTCTGCATTGCCCATGTTTGCATTCGCATGTCTGCATTAGCATGTCTGCATTGCACATGTCTGCGTTTGCATGGTTGCATTCGCATGTCTGCGTTTGCTATGTCTGCGTTAGCGTGTCTGTGTTAAAATCCTCCCCCAGGTTGGCGGTAGCTGAGGCAAAAGGGAATGGGCTTGTGCTGCTAATGGCATTAGTTAGCGTGCGAAGTAATTTGATGACGTAGCTTGTGCCCAGGCAGGCAAACGCAGGCAAGCACAATGCAGATGAGGCAGCCAATGCCAAAAAACACAGGAGATGGTGAGTTTGTAAACCCCCTGGTGCTGGCATTCGCATCTCCGTGGATGTGGCTTGTGCCAAAAAATTTGGCGTGCTCAAATGCTTGATTTGCGCGCATTATTCATTTTGTATCGTGTGATACCAAATTGCTAAAGCGTAGGATTGGCTTGGGCTTGCGCGCGAATGGGGGGACGAGCCTCGCGCGACGCGCGCGACTTAAGTCAGCGACAATTTTGACAATGGAACACCAGCTGAAAACACAGCCAACCAGCCAAGTCAAACTAACCAAGGCAGCAGCTAAGTAGCCAACTAAAAAGCCGGTGCTACTGCAACACCGGCTAATTCACACAGGAGGAATGACTGACAAGCTATAAAATCTTAGTGTGGTGGTTAGAATTCGTCATCATCAGCAGCTGGGAACAAGCTAAAATTGCCAACAGCATCCCAAAGCAAGCTGATGTCACCATAGGTTGAGTGAAATAACAGGGTATTGATAACATCTTGATATTGGTCCCTATCCGCAGCTAGCCAAAGCTGCGTTAGGAACTGAGCCATTGTGGCGGTTTTTTCTATAGCATGACCGTTGAAACACGCCAGTTTATATTGAACAATGCCAAGAAACACAGTGGTTGTGTCAGCTTCAACAAGGTCTGCTACTAGTCTAGCTGATGAATGCCACTTGGCCATGTTGTCATAGTTGAATTGGCCTAATCCTAAAGACTTAATGGCATTGGTAAATTCAAAATGAGACAGTTTATTAATTGTTTTGGTTGACATTGTTATTCTCCTTTTTGCTTGCTACCTAAACAATAACACAGCCAGCCAGCCGATGCAAGGGAAATTAAATAAGAGTTTTTTATAAGTGCCGCTAGTTGAGATAAGCTAGCCAATACATTCAACACAGCCAGCCAGCTTAAACTAACTAATTCAACTAGTTAATGAGAAAAATTTGCAATAAGCTAAGCTCATTTTAACAAAGCCGCAGTCAGTTAAGCTGGCAGTTGGTGACCAAGCAGTTGTTGGCCAATACACCCCTATATAAGAAGCTATTGCTGCTTATACTAGCTTACTCTAGCTAGTTTATTTATTTTATTATTATTACTAGTTAACTAAAGCAGCTAATTAAGCCAATGTAACAACTTGCTTTAGTTAGCCAGTTAAGCTAAGGCGGCTATTAATTAGCTAACTAAAGCAGTTAAGCTAATGCAGCCATTTGCTTTAGCTGGCTATTTACTTGCTTAGGTTGCTCTTGGATTAGATTATGAGAATAATCTAATCCAAGTTCCTGTGTAATAAAAGAAATAACCTAAGCAACAAAAGCGTAGCTAATGTAGCGTTTGTGCATTAGCAGCTTATAGGCTCAGATTATTCTCCAAAATAATCTGAGCCTCTAGAAAGTAAATAACAGCGGAAGCATCTTGCTACGTACGCCAAAGCAAGCTTCCGTTACAAAGAGGGAGTCATCTGCGGACAAACGAGGAAGTTGGGTCGCGTGCGCGGGTATAGGCAGCCTGTTTTCAAACGTTCAATTAGAGGCCTCTAGAAGGCCCTAGAAGGCGCCTCTAATTTGCTGCAGGTATGATAAGGCATTTAGACAAAAACAGAGGCCTTGTAGGCGATTCTAGGGCCAAGTTCTGAAGCTAACCTAACTAGCTCAACTAAATAAACTAAGCTCTCTTACTATTGAGAATTTTTCTCAACAACCCACTAAAACTAAGAGAATAAAACTGCTAACAAGCGCTTAACCACATAAGAGAGAATGTAAGAAGCAAATGCGGCAAAGTAAAGTAAACGGCACCATGGGAAGGAGAAAAAAGAAAAAACCAGCCTCAATGCAAACGCAACTACCAGCTGAGTTTATGCAGCAATTGACCAACCGAGCCAATGCTGCAACAACCAGCATCAAGCAACAAGCTGAGCAAACGAACGCAGAAATTGACCAACTAAATCAAGCCACAATAGCCAGATTACAGGAGCAATTGAATGAACTAGAGCAACAAAGACAATCAACCTTAGAGGAGCTAAACAGGTTGAGAAGTGAGCTAGAGACAAGTCAGTCTGCGTATAGAACAGCTTTGGACAACAACTTACAGAGTTCAAATTCGCTGATGGACTTGCAAGAGGAAGAGCTTGCAGCCGACAATTTAAGGCGAAATTTGGAGATGGCCAATCAAGTTGCCACCACAGGGTTTATTAGAAAAACACAGAGGAGAAGGAGAGGGTTGTTTGCCTAATGCCTCGTGCAAAGAAGATGATGCTGCTGGATCAGATAATGGCAACTAGCCGAGCACAAAACAGATTGTTGACTCAGCTAAAGCCAGACGCAGCAGCCAGAGCCACAGCCAAGAAAAAAGCTAGTGACCTAATAGAGGGACACAGTGAATTGGAAGTAATGGCGTTGACGTCCATCAAGGCATTTGCTGATTTGATCAAGTTCAAAGGCGGGTGGAACAAATTTGGGCAATGCCATGATGAGTTGGTTGATTTTCTGTGTTTTCCTCAAACGAATGCGGAAGCACAAGCCAAGTTGAAGCACTTAGGAGATGAAGGTGAGGCAGGATTGCGTCGCTTGGTGCTAATGCCACGAGGTCATTTGAAATCCACAATTGGGACTGTGTTATATTCTCTGTGGCGCATATACAGGAATCCAGAGATTCGGATTTTAGTGGCGTGTAATTTGCAATCGCTAGCCACCTCATTTATTCGCGAGCTAAGGTCGTATTTAGAAAACAAAGAACTAGAGGCTGTGTGGAACAACCGGCCCCACATAAGTGGGAACTTATTGCCTGCTTTAGACAAACGATTGCGAGCAAGAAACACGAATGAGGACACGGAAGCAGAAGACAAAAAAGTGATTTGGAACAACACAGCCATTCAAGTGAACAGACAAGGCAGCTACAAGGAACCGACTGTGTTTGCAACTTCCGTGGGCACCACTGTGACTGGCATGCACTTTGATCTGGTGATTTTGGATGATTTGATCGACTTTAAGAACGTGGAATCACCAGCGAAGAAGCAAATGGTGGAAGAGTGGATTGCAGATGTGGAGTCTGTGTTGAATCCACCGAATGTTGTTGCCATCGCAGGGTTGTTTGAAGACACAGTAGGAGGCGAAATAGTTGTTAATGGCACCCGATACGCAGTTGATGATTATTATGGGCAAATTCTAGAAAGAGCAGATGAACTTGGCTACAAATGCTTTGTTCGCAACATCTACAAGAATGGAGTAGATGCAAGCGACGGCTATCTGTGGCATGAGAAATACAATGATTATGTGGTTGAGAATCTTAAAGCTAGGTTATCTCCTAGGCGTTTTGCGTCCCAATACCTCAATAAAGTCTATGAGAAGGAATACGCTGTCTTCGATGTTTCTGCTATACGTGTTGTCGCTGACTCTTGTTTCGGTACTAACAGCGGCCACAGCTATTTCAGCGTGCCTGGCTCCAGTAAATTGGATAGAGTTTTTCCAATCCTTGCTGTCGACCCATCGTTTGCAGGAACAAAAACTGCAGATGAATGTGCAATCCTTGGAGGATTCAAGCTCAGCGACGGTACCCTCGTTGTCCAAGAAGCCATAGTGGATCAAATGAGCGGAAGTCGCATGGTAGAAGTGTTGAAAGACCTGGCTACCAGGCTCAACACGGTAAGAGTGTTTTATGAAGAGAATGGAGTTGGGTTGTTATTGCCAGAGCTGCTGAAGCATGAGGCTGCGTTTGTGAATGGCAGACCATTGGTGGCTAATGGTCATTTTGAAACACGCTCCAAAGAAAGCAAAATAGTTGGTGTGTTGGAACTGCCCATAGCAGCAGGCAAGTTGTGGGTGTCAGAAAAAGTGCGCAACAATGAGAAGATTTGGAAGCAGCTAACCGATTATCCAGCAGTGAGAAACGACGACTTCTTAGATGCGTTGGTGATTTTGTATGAAAATAGCCGACCAACTAGAGAAGTGATTCAGCAAAGTCTGCCCATTATGATGGGAAAATTGTCTGTGTTTAACAAGCCAGAGCCAAAGTCGTATTTAGCAGCTTTTAATTCGTTTTTTAACTAGAAGAAAATGAAAATGAGCAACAATGGAAACCAACCAAGTAATCTCAACAATTGTTAGCCAAGAAAGACAAGCCAGAGCGGCTTTAAATGCCAAGTGGTTGGAATTGTGGAACCTGTACAAAACCAAGCCATTGAGAGTGCAGCATGATGCAGGGTGGCATTCAAAGCTTAATGATGGACGAATTTTTGAAATCATCGAAACAGTTGGGGCTTACTTTCGCAATGCGTTGTTTTTTAGCGACTATTGGGTGGAATTGGAAAGCAGAGAACCTGGGTTGGCAGAAATTACCCCCTTAGCATCTGCCTACTTTAGAGACTCTTTAAATGCCAGCAACTTCTACCGAGAATTGAGAGTAGCTACAACGCAGTTGCTGTTGCTTGGCTTTTCAGCAATGAGAGTGTTTTGGGACGATGGCCTAAAGTTTGAGGCGTTGAATGCTCTTAATTTGTACATAGAAAGCAGCCGCAGATACGATCCAAAATTTTCCTATGTGTTTAGGGAGCATTTGCTGAACAAAGCCGAGTTTTTAGAATGGGTGGCAGCTGGGTGGTTGAATAAGCTGGAGGCAGAGGATGCAGAAGCAGCATTTGCCAAACTAGCCACATCGAAGCCAACTTCTAATTTACTTTCGTTGCAATCGCCAACCACCAACTTTCATGAGTTTGTGGAAGTTGTGGAGTTTTATGACCCAATAGAAGGCAGCCTCTACCGGTGTGTTGATGACAAGGTGCTGCACGAAGAAGATGGTCTAGACTATCCACCTTGGCATGTGGCTGTGTTATTTGAAACGCCAGAAGATGCCTATGGTGTGTCGTTGATTGACAGCAGCTTAGGGCTGGTTTTAGAAAACAACATTCTAATGAACCGCCGTCTAGACAACATTGCTGTGTCAATAGACAACATGTGGCTGTTCGTAGACGATGGTGTAACTGATCCAGCTTCAATCAAAACAGAACCAGGTAAAGTAATCACAGTAGCCAGACCAGATGCAGTAACGCCATTGCGGCCACCAGCAAACAACTTCAACATCACCTACAATGAAGCTTCTGTGTTGGATGCCAAAATAGATCGCAACATTGGCACAGGAGCCATGATAAGCGCCAACACCTACAGAAGTGGAGAGCGGGTAACAGCACAAGAAATTCAGGCAGTCAAGGAAGCTGGTGGTAACCGGCTCACCGACGTTTATGAGCTGTTTGAGAAAAACTTTGTGTTGCCTTTGTTGCAACAAGCCTATGCAGTGTTAAGACAACACACCAAATCAGCTCAAGTGGTCAAACGGAAGAGCAACAAGCCAGGAATTAACGACTACTTCCAGCTTCTCCCATCTGATTTGAGAAAAGACTTTTCTGTGCGAATAACAGCCACCCAGAGCGTGTTGAATCGGGATAGAAAAATTAAGACAATGACCGACTTTTTGTCGATTGTCGCTTCTGTGCCGCAGTTTAACAACCTGGTAGATTGGCAAGCCATGTTTGCAGATCTTCTTCTCAACTTTGGGTTTGATGATCCAACCAGGTACGTGCTTAAGCAAGAGCCGGCTGCAGAATCGTCTCAGCAAAAGCCAATGTCAGCTTTGGAAGAACTCAATCAAGAGCTTACAAACATTGGAGGACCAGCCTATAGTTTGGCACTCAAAGAAGCAATTGCTGCAGGCAAACTGCCTGATGCAATTAGATCATTAATTGGTGTGTCTCCTCAACAAGAGCCAGATCAGGTACAAGACAATGCCATTATGGCCGCTATGGCGGCACCACAAGCTGAATAAACCACGTAATAAAGCATAGGAAAGCACTAAAGAAACTATGGTAGCCGCACAAGAACAAACTCCAACCAACTTAGACAAAAACCTGCTAGTAAAAAACGAACCAATTCCTGTGTCAACACGACCAGATTTGCTTAGGTTGAATTTACCTAATCAGCCTCAGTTGCAAGAGCAAGAGCAGCCAAAACAGCCAGAGCAGCTAGAGCTACCGGAACAGCCTGAGCAGCCAGTGTTGGCTGAGGAACCACAAGAGCAAGCCAATGCACAAGAAGAAGAACAACCCACATCAGCGTTTGTAGCTGAGTTTGAGAAGTTTTTTGGTGTGAAACCAGATGAAGCAGTGGAAACCGTGAATCAGCTTCTAGCCTTTAGAGACGAAATGAGGCTAATGCGAGCATGGGGAGTTTCACCTGCCGAATATGACAAACGAATGGAAGTAGTGAGGTCTTTTTACAACAAGCTTCCAGAAGAAGGCAAAGACCAGTACAACTCAGTAGAAGGAGCAATTGCCATCTGGGATTTTCTCACCAAAACAGGTCAAGCCAAAACTAGCTCATCCAAATCCACTCCTCAGGCTGTGTCAAGAATTAAGCAAGCTACGTTGCCCCAACCTGAGTTGATTAAAAAATCTGATATTCTCCGCATGGATGAGCGCACTTACAAAGCCAACTTGCCAAAAATCACACAAGCCTTTAGAGAAGGACGCGTTATCGACGACGTATAGGAAAGGACTAGCCTATGCCATTCATTAACCAAAATAACTTAGACTTTAATTTACAAGCCACCTACCGTGGTGACCTCTACACCAAGCAAGGTGTGGAAAAATGGATCAAGCAACAATGGTCAACCATGGTAAGGCGTGAATTGGAAGCCAATCTCCTCATGCGACAATTCATTATGAACTTGTCGTTTCCAGATGGGAGACACGGTGACCAAGTGCACATTCCCACTCTTGGTAAGCTCGGTGTAAATACCAAACAACCAGCCCTACCAGTGCAGTTGCAAAAAACTGACACTGACAAAATGACCATTAGGATTGACCAATACAAAGAATGTTCTTTCATGATTGAAGACATTGTGTCGATCATGTTGGATCCTAGTGGTTTGCTGACTTCTAACTTGGCTAAAGAAGCCGCCTATGCCATCAACAGAGACCTAGAGTCTTATTTGCTGGGCTTACGTGCCATAACCAACAGCTTTCCCAACCAAGTTGTTTGGTCAACATCTGATGGCGCAAATACAGGAAGTTCAACGTCCAAGCCATTCACAATTGATGCGTTTTTAAAAGCCAAGCTAATCCTTGATCAAAACAACGTACCTGCAGAAGGGCGTGTTCTCATAGTTGACCCAGTCCAGTATGCTCAGTTGTTGGCATTGGATAAGGTGCAAAGCATGTTCTATCGCACATCAGCTCCGTTGGAAAACGGCATAGTTGGAACATTGCTGGGTGTGCCTGTGTATATGAGCTCTCTAATGGGTGCCAATGCAACAAGCGGTTATTTTGTGAAGCCTGGTGCACCTACTGTACCAACGCCGGGTGTTGGCAACACAACAAGCAACCCGTATTTCCCAACTCAAGGATCGCCAGCCACAATTAATGAACTGCCAACGCAATGGGCGAACACAGGTCAAACAGGAAAAGCTGCAGAAGTGCACTCGGCCATTATGATGCATCGGGATGCGTTTGTGCTGGCGATGCTCCAAGAGCCCAAAACTGAAATGAGCCGAGAAACTCTGTATTTGGCAGATGCAGTCGTTACGAGCACGTTGTATGGAGCCCGTGACTACAGACCTGAATCTGCAGTGGTTATTCACACCAACGGAGTTGTTCCTAACGTAACTTAATCTTCACACAACCATGAAATTGCTAGACTTTGTCAACAGCATACTTGCATTAGTTGGTGAGCAGCGGCTAGCGTCCACCTCAGGCTCACTAGGCACATTGACCAAGAATGTGGCGCAATCAGCCGTTGTGTCGGTTGCAGCAGCTGTTCGACCTCAGCAATTTGAGCACATGGTTGTTGTCACCAATTTAGTGCAGCAGCTGCCAGCAGAAGTTCTTCAGATTTTCTCTGTGTTTAGAAAAGCACAAGGAAAATTGAGTCGGCTGCAGCAGCTGCCATTTGAAGAGCTGAGTAACTACATTGGCTATTGCTTGGTAGGCAACACAATTTTTGTTAGTCCCTTAATAACTGACACGCCTTTGGAAATTCAATTGCATTGCTTGTTGGTACCAACTCTGCCGGCTTCTGATGATGATGAAATTCCTCTTCCGAGCACCATTGTGCCAGCAGTGCAACACGTGGCAGCTAGCATTTTATTGCTTTCTTATTTGGATGATGCCAACCAAGCTGCCTTACACCGCAACATTGCAGACCAAATGATCGCGTTGTTGAGGGGCACAACAGGAATTAGTAGAGGTCGAACTTACAACATTGGTTATGGCTGACAATCTCACCTCCTCTCTTTCATTAGAAGAACAATTTTCAATTGCTTCCCTAAACACATTAGCGGATCAAATGAGCCGTGAACAAGCAATTGAAATGCTAAAACAAGTTTTTCTGCTTTATGTGACTACACGCAGATTGCTTTTAAATGAAATGGCCAACTCACTTCCGCACATAGCTTATGACTCTAATACGAGAGCACCAAAGGAAGAAAGCTGAGCAGCAACAGCCAACGTTGCCTCAATTAAAACCAGTTTCCATTTCAGAGGTGGCGGATCAATTCCAAGAACAACCAACTCAACTGGCTGTGTCTTTAAATGAGCCTGTGCTAACCGAACCTCCACTGGAAACGCCAGTTCAGCAACAGCAGCTACAAGAGGCTCAACAACAACCACAAGAGACTGAGCCGCAGCCAGAGCCAAAGACTGAGAAAGAAGTAGAATTTCGTGCCTCTGTTTCGTTTGCTGACCAAATTTTACAAGGTGATATTAAGCCCCTCTCAGTTGACACAGGAGCTCCAAGCCGCGAATCAATTATTGAAGGCATAAGACAAACCAGCTTACCTCCTGTGTTAATTGACATTGGAAGTGAGTATGGAGATGCCCTAATTTATGCACCAGAAATTATTGCTACAAAAGTCCCAACGATCTATAACACGCTTGATCCAAACTCCACCAGAGATCTTATCAAGCAAGGCTATGCTGGGATTAACGACGCTGCAGCACGCCGATTTGCAGAGCGACAAGCAGCAACAGAACAAGCCCAGCGCATCTTAGAAAAAAGGGACAGCCTTCCAAACGTTCCAAGAGTGGATCGTCCATGGAATGCCAGACCTGCTGAGCATAGTAATAACCCTTGGTTGGATATTTTATTTGGTAAAGAGGAGGTAAGAAACAGCGAAAGATTCTCGCCCAACTTAGATCCACGCAAAGCATCGTTTGGACAAGCTGGATCGGGCTTGTTTGGCGCTCTCAACTACATTATTGGCCTTCCTCTCAATTTTTTAGCTGGATTAGGGGCAGAAATTGCTGATTTAAAAAGGCAATGGGATGAAAAGGCGTTGCTCAAATTGGCTGAATCCAATCCAGGAGCAGCCATGGCAACTGCTGCTTTTATAAGAGGCAAATCCAAAACTCCTTTTGTTAACAGAGACTTTATTACGACTGACAAAGGCATTGTTGCCAACACACCAAACAAAGAAGCAGTTGAATATGCTAAACGCTACATAAGAGAGTTGTTTAAGCCTCAAAAACTCACTAATGCCATCATTGGCTATGACGAAACCAAGGCAAGCCAACGTAATTTGCTAATTGAAGCTCTTAGAGGCGCTCAACTAGGAGACACAAACGATCCAAAAGAAACTAACAAGGGGGTGTTTTTCTCACCTAGGCGGCCGAGGAACGTGAGGGGAGCTCCAGCCACAACTCCTATTAAAGCAGCACGTCCAATTCAACAATTTGTGAATGATGTGTTTGCTGTGGCAAAAGCCGACCCATTAGGCACAGGGATTGAGCTGTTTACTCAACTTGTGCTGGATCCGGGAAACTGGGTATTTTCGGCTCCTGTGGGCACAGCCATTAAACGATTAGCGCAAGCAGCTAGGCGCACAGCAACTTCCAACACAGCTCAAGCTGCTAAAGCGGCTTTGACTGTGCAACGAGCTGCTAAAGCCACTCAACAAGTGGTGAACAAAGCCTCTTCTGTGTTACCACCACCTCCAGCCGCAACTAGACAAGCAACCAGGGCTGCTCAACAAGCCACCCAAGCTACAGGCACAGCAGCAGCCCAAGCCACTAGAGCAGCTGCACAAGCAACTGGGGCAGCAGGGCAAACAGCAGCAGCAGCCTCAGCTCAACAAGCCACCAGAGTGGCTGGTAGTTTGCCTCTCAACGAAGCCACTCAAGTGGCGCAGCAAGCTGCTCAGGCAGCGGCTCAATCTGCACAAGGAGCGGCACAAGCAGCAGCAGTGGCTATGGCAGCCTCCAGATCATCCTCTCCTTCAGCAGCCAGGTCAGCTGC